TGGGAACAATATCGTCATCAATATCATTATTAACAATATTAATAATACAAATAACTATGCAGGAGGAATATCTCAATACAGAGCCTTTGTTGAACATATCCAAAAAGACAAACCTGATTGGTACCACCCCGGCGAGTGGTTACCCAAACACATTCTTGTTGAAAAATACAATGAACGAAATGGGACAGATGTTTCTCTAAGAACTTTAATGAGAAATTTCCGCAGCGAAGATCTTATGAAAGAAATTTCTGGAGAAGAAAAGAGAATGAGAATTGCAGGAAAACAAACTAGAGTATTCCTCGCAAAATAACTAACTCAGTTTATCAGAGTTATTTTTTCTGAGCACTCGCCCAGCTGTGCCGATAGCCAAAGTACGTATATCCCCTAATACTACTTATAAACATAGTGAGCTCTCACTGGGCTCTCACCTGAGCTCTCACACCTGAGCGCCCATGTGTAAAATAAACAGCTTTATCTTACAAACTCGCTTATAAACATAGTGAGCTCTCACCGGGCTCTCAGGATTTGATCCTGATGGCACAAGGTAAAAAAAGTGAAAATCTTAAGTCAAAATTTGGACAAAAAATCGCCTTCATCAGCCGATCTTCGAACCCGCCGCGGCGACATGCTTGTATCCTTCTATGAAAGATATAATCCACTCTGAGCGGGTAAAAAAACAACACCACATTGATAACTAGAGACCCTCAGCACCGATATATTCAACTAGTTTACATTGCCAGAACTTGGTTCATAAGATCAAGCATAAGTTATTACATTAACAAATTTGAATGATTGTTTTCAATAAGTATAATTTGTAAAGCGGATGGCACTGGCGTGGTGTAGAGGAGAAAGGGGATTACCCACTATGGGGGAAATAGCCACGATGGCCGAGAAGTGTGAGCTTATAGTAAACATGATGAAGCATAGTGCGGAAATAGTTCCTAAATTTCGGACCAATGCGACCATGCAACGTGAAATCCGCCGGTATAACAATCTACTAGAAGAGTGTGATGAAATATTAGCAGGTAAAACCCCTATATCTGCTCGCTTACAATCTATTATGGATCAGGTAAGAAATACCACTGTGTGGACGGTTAGACATTACATAATATTTCAACCAAGTGTACAATATCCAGAGGATTGGGGGGAAGATGTCCAAAAAACGATTGATGCTTGGCGCGCACTAATAGACATTATACGTGAATTTTGAAAACTTCTAGGTCAGAACATAAGAAAACCTGTTCTGAAACATCTATGGGAGCAGCTACGGTGCGCAAAATGTGCATGGATAGGGTTACAATTACATTAGAACATGTTCCCAACATACTAACTTATTTAAAAGGCAATGGTCCCTGTGGGTTGGCGGTCATAAAAGATCCGATGAAATTCCTTGCTGATGGTACTCACATTGATTGGGCGACTTGTATTGATGAGGAAAAATTCCTGAGCAGTTGCAACGATTTGGACATTGAATTGCCTGAACTCAAAAGTGACAACGAATATATAGTGTACGTGCAAATTGCTTGTAAGCAATTCCACTCACTATCAGTCATTATCTTAAATTGCAGATAGTTTGTCTAGTTTTTCCCACAAAGTGAAATTTAGAAATTTGAAACCACAATTTTATTAAATTGTGAAAATTGGAAAATGCTCATTCTCAACACAATGGATTTGGATCAAATAGTTAAAACTATGGCCAATATGGAGGCCGGAAAAGTGATTTATAAAGACGGAAAACGTGTCGAGGCCCCTTCCGAGCATGTGTTTCATCTGAAACTGCCCAATGTTGAAGTAGTTATGAAGCCCTCGTCAGCGCTGTTGGTTATTCCTGATAATGAAGACTCGCGGACTTTTGTTCCCAAACTAACTAGGCGACTCTCCAAACTGGAACGGGAGGATGGACTTTGGCTAACCGATGCCCATTCTATGAGAGTCATTGAACCTAGTTTGATGTCTCTAAAAGCTTCATCTACCTTAGTCAAGAACATAACTAGGCAACGAACAATTATCAAGGATAAATCCCGCCGATTATTTACAACCGGAGGAGACATGCCTAATCTTAAATCTAGACATAGTTGTCGTTTTAGGTGGATAATAGTTACTCATTCAAACTTCGCATGCACGATGAATCCGGACATAGATACTCTGGTATTTAGTTTGATTGTAGGTGCAGATGGATTATTTAAACAGCCCGATCTGACCAGGCCCCTTCAAAAGGCCCGTGCGATTATTAATCTTCCCCATATGGAAAAGGTTCATTGGGATAAGTTTAAGTTGGGCTGCTTCCAAGGACATTTCGAATTATATCGATATGTTGGATATGTCCAGAAGGCTTATGAATATCCGGGCACTATTTATCAGGGAGAAAAGCTGACTGAGCCTAAATCCTGCTGGAACTGTGGCGGAGAGCTATATGATGAATATTATCGCATAGAAACGTGCCGTGATACACAACGATATTGCCGAATTTGTTTCCATCGCAAGCGCAAATGCAATATTGCTGATAAAGTATTCATTGATACGGCGCCGACTACTGCAGAGGAGGCTGTTGCTAAAAGAATTGAGGACGACAGTGCTCCTTATGTCTTGGCTATGATAAGACATCCCGAGGAACTGATTGAGCTAGATGGTCAGGAATACAAAAAATTCGGCAAGTATTATGCCGCACCGGAGTCCAAGGTATTCCATTTGCTCAAAAACATCAATGACCTTGAGGTGGACGGTGTCTTCTTATACTAATTTCTGCGGAAGATCTTTGTCTTCTGCGAAGATTGAATATTTTTTCTCTCAAAATCCCACTCCACAAAATGTCGATAATATTGGCTAACTTCTAAAGTGCATGTTGTAATAAAGTTATGGAGCTCATTGAAAACAACTACTTTATTCGCGAGGGAGTCACATGTTACATGAACATATGCAACCCTCTGTTATTTATTGACACACCTCAAAGGTTCCCTAGACGGTCCTCTATCCCACATATTGATGTGCTAAATGCTTTACCAAGATTGGGATTGTGTCCACGACCACTCATCGATGACATAATACCTAATCTAGATAGCCAAATATCCATTTATTATAAACATCCATCATGGCACATCGATAGTGAGCATTAGTACAGAAGAACGTCGGAACATTTAAAAATTGAACTCCTGAAAGTTAATAAAGGATGCACATAGCTCGGGCTGAACAGCGGCAAGAAATTATGGGATACTTGTCCAAGCATACAATTTCACAGTTTGTGGGCGAGCGCGAACTAGAGCATCTTGCCGTATTGGTTGAGCGATATGGGTGTTATAATGCTGCTATTCGGCTAGCCAAAAAGCATGATATTCCTGAATTTACAACCAACCAAGATTTCTACCATCAATATTCTTTGGCCTGCTATAGATTGAATGTCAATTTGGATCCGGATTCCTCTATAAATAACACTTTTCTGGGTCCCAGTTTAATCAGGTATATTCTATTAGAACATGTTAAAAAGTTCTCCCCAAAGACGATTCAAAACAGTTTGGGAGTATCTCAAACAATATCCGAAGATATACTGCGAGCATTGTTGCGAGCTCCGGCTACAGATCCTACATACTTGGCATATATGCGTTCTGAAGAGTTAATGCCTGGTAGTGTTGATCATATTCTAGAAGAAATTCGCAAGAGGTCTAAGCAAAAAATAAAGGCACGTACCACTGCTATGTTTAGATGTCCTAATTGCTCTGAGCGTAAATGTACTTATGTTACGGAACAGAAGCGCGGTTTGGACGAACCTGAAACTTATCATATTACTTGTGTGGCTTGTGAATATGATTGGTATAAAAACTTCTAAGTTTGGTCACACACTTCTAAGTTTGGTCACAAACTTAGGCTTCTCCGGGCTTGCGCAAGTACTCCAATAAATCATAAATTGTTTTTCGCATTAGAGTTTGATCATCGCGAATATTTTTAACCATCCCCTTGATGCAAGCCAACTCCATCTGCATGGATTGTACACTGTGTTCGATGTACATCTTCAGACGATCCATCTCATCACGCGTTTCCTGGATAAGTGAAGGATCATCATCATAACAATCAGGAATATCTAGTCCCTCAAACATACTGCTGTAGCTGGGTTGTTGATGGGTATAAACATCTAATGGGGGAAAGTTATATCCCGGATCATCAAAGCTAGCAGCCGCGGTAGCGACTTTTGCCGCTTCCACTGCTTTGACAGCTTCTTCTTGCTGTTCCTTATATTTTTTCAAGCAATCTTGGGCTTCTGTATCGGTAAATGGCTTAGTTAAGATCTCCATCTGCTTCACACTATGGAATTGTTATAATTCCTGAAAGTCTTTAACTTTCAGCAATTTCAATTTTAATTCATTACATGAATATTTGCGGAACGAACTTGCAAAGTCCATAGCCGGAAATGATTAGTCCTATTGAACTGGCTCCAATTAGAGTACCTAAAAGGGCTCGCTCGGCGGGATTTTTGCGTTCCTTCAACGCTTTTATTCCGGCAATGGTGGGCTCTATAGATACCCAACCCAAAGCTAGACATATGCCAATACCGACATATGGTCCTATTTTACGCTGGGCAGTATCTAAACTTTCCAAAGTTTCCGCGATACTCATCACGGCTTCCACATATCTAGGATCTCTGGGCATGTTTTAATGTTTTATTAACTTTCCCAATAGTTTTATGAACTATTCTGAAAGTCTTTTAACTTTCAGGAGTTCAATTTTTACAACAAAAATATAATATTGCTAAACTTTACACAAGATCTATTGTATCTTGCACAAAATTCACTGAATTTTGTGAGTTATATACTGTATTTTATATCCCTTGGCTTTATAAGTGTCACGTCGATCATCAAACGAACCGCGCTTACCAGTCTTGGCATCCACGATATCAATGACAATGCGTTCTACTGATTGATCTCCTCCCAATCGCTCTATTCTTCCCACAATCTGTTCCATAAACGAGCGCCTTGGACTAGCAAATATAATGGTATCGAAGCGATCCAGTGACAGACTTTCTTTACCATATTTATATGTTATTAGGATAATTTGAGCAGTTTCACAAGCTTCGCGTATGTCTTCTATTGCCATCTGACCCCTTAACTTGCCTACAACAGTATTCTTGCGTTCCGGGGCCACAGCTGCAACCTTACGCTCATCGAGCAGATCGGCCAAGATATCAATGTGATCTCGTAGATTAGTCATGATGAAGATATTACGACCTGTTGGGGCCAGTTCACATACCCGATCAACAATGATTTTATTACGATGGGGATCCGCCATAAATTGTTTTTCCATGGACGCGGAGCACATCAAACCGGTAGATGGATTCGTCAGATGTTTTGTATATTCTTTCGGCCCGTAGTACATTACAGCTTCAACGCGACCATTAAATTCGGCGTCTTCCATAGTGAATCCAGGTATAGTCTCCGCATCTATAAGTGGCCCTATATGAGCCTTATATACTGGATCCATACCATCGCGGCGCAGGTCCGGCGTTGCAGTCATACCAAACACACAACGGGTATTGGTTCTCCAAAATACTTTCCCTCGTTTGGGGGAAGGAAATCCGTGAATTTCATCATATATAACCAGTCCGAATTTACTAAAATACTCATATGTGGAGAGGCCAAAGTATTTAGTATCAAGTGCAGATGATACAAGCATAATAACGATATCCCCATCTTTTTTGCTACTCCCATTGTACTCAACTACGGAAAGCGTTGGAAATATTTTCTCTAATACCTCACAAAATTGGCGACTATTGTTGCCATTGGGTGGAATAAGTATCAAAGTTTTATAACCAAGGCGATGGATCAGCTCCGCCGCTAGATAGGACTTACCAGAGCCAGCTTTCATTTTAAGAACACAACCCGCACTGCCCCGTACTTGTTTGCAAGGATTATAGACCTCTTTTATAAGATATTCAGCTACAACTTGTTGATGTTTTCTTAACTCTAATAGAATTTCGCGATCAATGGGAAGTAACTGTGGATCAGGTATTACCACCCGAGGATTTGGCCAATATTTTAAAGCGGCAAACCGAGCAATCCAAACCCAATCTCCACTGACAAAGTATAGCTTTGTGAGATGTGTTGTACATCGTTTTTTACTAATTTGCTGTACATGCTTGACTGTGAATCGGTCAAGAATCTTTGGGTAATCCCGCCGTCTGCGTACATTGCCTATATGCACTCTGAATCCACCTACATCCAATACGCTCATTTTTCCTTTTTACACCACAGTATTTCAAATCTAATATAGTATGGATTGGAAACTACTTTTATTACTATTTTTGATATTGCTCATTGTTTTGGTAGTACTGATCGTCGTCGCGGTGAGGAAGAAAACTTCTAAGAGTGGCGCGGCTGAACCTGTTAAATTGGAAGATATTTGCCCTTGCCCATGTGGAGCGGTCTGCGAATGTCCCAAAGGCGGCTGCGAGTGTTTAATGAAGGGCGGTTATGAGCCTAATGCTAAGGCTATGCAGGTATTCGAACATATGTTACCATATATCAAAGAAGTAGGAACCTCCAGACATGTAACGGAATATTTAGCAGAATATCATCAGCATCCAGGATTAGCCCGATTCAAGCGCTCCAAGGATAAGATAAACGGCATTCCGGCGCGACATAGAACTTTATATTTGCTATTAGAGGAGTTGCTAACTGGTGATAAATATACGACTGTTGAAGAATTCGTATATAGATCAGAGCTCAATTATGGTAAATTTCTGCCCAAGACCAAAAGAGCACTAATAGATGAAGCTTACAAGTCGGCTGATATTCACACCGCCGGCATCACTAGGCCATTGGATGAATATTTGCGTAAAAAATCTATCCAATTAACCATCTCCCAGCTACAAGATAAAGCTCGCGAGCTGGCTAAGGATCATAGACTTTATAAATTCAAATCAGGTATGAAGGGCAAATCACTTAAAACCCTAAGGGCAAAGATAAAGAAAGACGCTAACGAAGTGTTTGAGCCGGATTGGATGGCTATAGTATCCAGATTATGTGAGCCAGATATAGTCGAAGTTCCAGGCGAGGTAAGGGGATTAACATTACTTGAAGAAATCCGCCGTGAACAGCAAATGCTAAATAAGAGAAAGAAGGAAGAGTTAGAGGAAGCAGATCGTGTCAGTGAGAAACAAAAAGCCACGATTCAAAAGCTACAAAGTGAGCTAGATGAACAACAAAAACTACTTAAAGAAGCTCTTGATAAGATTCCTTCCGCTCCGACAACTCCAGAAGGATCAGTAATAACTGAACCCGCTACAGAAAAGATGCTTATCGAATCTCCTGAAGTTGACGATAAGCCCGCTGAAGTAGAACCAGTGGCCACGGCTGTATTTCCCGGACCCGCCGGCGAGGAGATCATCGAGCTAGTAGAAGCTGATGAAAGAGGCATTCGTATAGACTCAGAATCATAAATATGAATATATAAAACATACATCTGCAAAATATAATGAAGATTCTGGATGGTGGAGTTGACTTAAATGCTCGGGTTATAAGACGACAAGATTATTGGAAAATTGCTGTATTAGTGCAACACGGAGAGAGCTTGTTAGGGTTTGATTTACAAAAAACTTAAAAAAATCATTTTTTGTGTGATACTATCAAGATCCATTTTTATTATCCATAAAAAAGTAAGATATTTACTGCGGGCAGCCATGCTCCCTCAACCAGTTCAGCAACTCCAGATGTCCTCCTCTAGCAGCACTACCACGTGTCCTCATCCCAAGGGCAGCCATGCTCTCTCGCCCACTTCAGCACCTCCAGGTGTCCTTCTCCATCTGCCGCATAACATGTCCTCTCATCCCAAGGGCAACCATGCTCTCTAGCCCACTGCAGCACCTCCAGATGTCCTCCTCTAGCAGCCGCCTCACATGTCCCCTCATCCCAAGGGCAGTCATGCTCTCTCAACCACTTCAGCACCTCCAGATGTCCTCCTCTAGCAGCCGCCTCACATGTCCTCTCATCCCAAGGGCAACCATGCTCTCTCAGCCACTTCAGCACCTCCAGATGTCCTCCTCTAGCAGCCCAAGTAC